AAATGTTTTACCATCTTTAATGGTTGCAACTAGTATTTGTCCAAAGTTATCAAGGGACCAGAGTCCTGGTGATAAAGTAACTCCAACAGTTGCAGCCTGTCCCCAGCCGACAAAAGTTGAAGCATCAAAAACAGTTGCATTGTCAGCATGTGCTGCAGCCGTTGTTCCATTTGTACCTCTGGCACAACCTGTAAAAGTTGTTGCAGTTGTACCTGTGTAAGTAATTAATTCTGAATCTATTAATATAGTGCCTGTTGCTGCAAAGCCGGTTGTAGAATCCACTGTAATAGTTGCAGTTGAATTATCTATTCCGCCCCCTACATTAATTGCAGTCTGTAAAGATCCTGGAGTAAGTCCTCCATAAACTCCGGCACCAAAACCAAATCCTGCAATTTGAAATGCTGGACCAATAGTTACATAAGGAGTTGTGGTAATAGTAGATCCTCCTCCTGACATACCTGTACCAGCCTCAACGACAGGCATCGTTACTGTGAAAGAATTTGAATTTGGAGTAGAAATAATTTCAAAAGGATTTGTTGTAAAATTAGCATTACTAAAAGTTGTAGCACCTCCTCCTGCTAGAGAGGGTGAGGTGAATACAATATAATCTCCAACGGATAAATTATGACTTGCTTTAGTAACAGTTACTGTTGCTGAACCTGTAGTTGAAGTTAGATTACAACTTGTTAAAGCTGTTCCAAGTGGAGTAATATCATAAAAAACACCATCTGAATAAATAACCAATAATTTATTAGTACCAATAGCTGAATAACGATTACCATCTAATGCAGTCCAAGTTAAAATTTCTCTTGCTGAACCTGCTAATCTTGAAGATGTAGTTTGCTGCCATCCACCTATTTTTTCAGGATAACCATATCGAAAGCGCACAAAATCTCCATCAATCCACTGACCTTCTGCAGCCGTTGATGTGTCTTGTTTATTAAATCCAGCTTTAATTGGTATCTTTTTTAATGGCATAACCCTCTATTATATTTATAAATATAGTAAATACCAGAGGAGCTTGAGGTAGAATTGGTGGTAAGCTCCTCTAGTGAGGATCTTATATCACTTTTTAAACCAAGAGGGAAGTCCTAGATGTACTCTTCTATCAAACTTATTATCTTCAGAGCCTTCGGTTGCTTTATTATTGTAATGTAAAAATACTTGACCACAATCTGTTCCTGTAAAAGCATCTCTCCAATGCTCTAAAAAATTGCCTCTATATACTAACATGTCTCCAGGATTTAAATCTACTTTAACTCCTTCGTTTTTTGATGCAACATATGATCCTGATTTACCATCAACTATACCTTCTTCTTTATTTGGATTGATATAGATAGGCCATCCATCTCCACCTAAATTAAGGGTAGTGGATATTTCACAGCTAAACCTATCTTTGTGTCTGTGTAAAATATCCCCTTTTTTATAAATTCTTGCATACGCATATGTTTCGATTAATTTTAATTTTGTTTCTTGTTCCATAATAGGTTTTACTTCTGTTAGCAATGTTTCCATTGCAACATCCCCATAATGAGAATATGTCTCAGGAACCTGTGAATCATTCCATACACCCCAATATTCTGTCATTGGTGAAATATATCTTTCATCAAACATTGTTCTTGCTACTTTTCTTTTAAGTAGAAAATATTTATATACGAAATCAGCAATTTCTGTTGATATTGCTTTTCTAATTACTGTGTACGCATTTTTTTCAAAACTCATTATTTTTTTAAATATTTACAACTAAAATAATTCTTTTATCTTTTTTTGGAAAATATGCTTCATGATAATATCTTCCATCAAACATTATTCCCGTATCTTCTTTTCCCTTAGTTTCTTTTAATATAATCATATTTGTAGTATTGTCAAACGTAGATGTTTTATTTTCTTCTATCATCTTATCATATATTATAGTACCTAATTCGCATTCATCGTTTTGTAAGTAAATAATAATATTTTTATGTTCTATAGTTAAATCCGTGTGTACTCCTGATTTTTCAAGGTTACACGGATAGGTTAAATTAAACGCCATTCTATAAATTTGTTTTATTTTAAACTTGTACTTTTCTCCACACGATTGTAAAAATTTTAATGTAAGTTCATATATAAAAGAATTAGGTTTATTTTCTCCTCTTTTAACTACCGTGTGAGTTAAAAAATTAAAATTATGTTTTTCATTTCCATATTGCTCTAAAAACCAAGGAAAAGTGTTGGATAAAACAATTGATTTTAATTGTTGATAACTTTTAGATCCTTTAACATCTAATTCTAACATTATAATACATCTCTATTTGAATATAAACTTATAATTTCTTTAGGTAAAATTTGTTCTATTTCTCTGTTTATTTTTTTTATCTTATCTGTGCGTATTTTATGATAATCAACTGAATAAACAGAATCATCATAAGAGATATTATTTACTTTAAATTGATTAAAATTATCAATCAATATATTTTCAGCAGGCGCATTTAAAAATTTATAAATTTTTTTTATTTCTTTTAGTGGATCCGTAATTAAATCATCATAGTAAAGTACCAAATGATTTTCTCTTTCTTTTAATATGTTGTGTATACTATATAAATATTTATCAATCATTCCATCCTTACCTTGAAGATGCATCAAATCAAAACATCTTTTTTCTACATTAGAAGGTTTTTCTATATCTATGAAAGAAGCTAATACTTCTAAAACAGGTCTATAAAGAATAATAAATTTTGGCTTCTCTATTATTTGTTTTAATGCTTGCAAATTACCAGGAGTTCCCCACGGTCCTCTGTCTATAATATATTTAGTAGTAAAATCTTTATAGTAATGATTAAAAATATTTTTAAAAACATTATTAAATGAATTATAATCTGGAAAATTTTTAAATATTAAATGTTCTTTCATTAAAGAAAGATTATGCACCATATCTATTACAACTGATTGCGCGTTAACTGTAATATCTTTATTTTGATTAATAAGTGAACTTAATAAAGTATTTCCTGATCTTGGCATACCAGATAAAAAAAATATTTCTTTCATTATTTAAAAGGTTTTCCTAAATTCCAAATTACTAACGAGTATCTAGTTCCTTCTGTAACAGGTTTTACTCTGTGCCAGATAAAACTAGGAAATACGACAATACTTCCTCTAGGTAATATTTCATTACACATTGTAAAAGCATCTAAGCTTTCTTCGTTATTTCTATGACTAAATTCTAGTTCTCCTCCTTTATAATCTTTTGGATCACTTAAAGAACAAGTTACCGATAATTTTCTGATTTTACCATGTATATTTAAATTTTTTGGATTATTATAATGTTCTTTCCAACTATCGCAGTGCCAATCATAATGTTGATTTAATTTGTATTTTGTAAATTGACATGCTTCTGAAAAATCCCATTCAAAATTCCATTCAGCATTTTTATTAGCTATTTTAATATAAGGATGTATTTCTTTATAAATCCATTGATCAGATAGCCATACTATATTAGAATCTCTTTTTTTCTTTAAATCTAATAATTCTTCTTGATTTAAATTTTCATCTAATTTGATATCATGTAATTCAGCTAATTCTTCATCTGACAAATGTTCATCAGCAGCTGTTCTCTTAATATCTTTTAATTTTTCTTTTAATTTTTGTTGAGTTCCTGTAAGAGCTAATAATTCTTTTTGTTCATTACCATATTTAATTAAATCATCACAAAATTTAGGCGTTAATGCTGACTGAAAATACCAATAATTATTTTTTAAATTCATAAAGTATAATAAACAATTTTATACTTCTTAAAATAAATAAATCAACTAATTGCCTGTTGCTAACCAAGAAGATGAACCTGGATCCCATGCGAATTCATTGCTTTGTTCTCCAGTAAAAGCAATACCTGACCATCTTAAATTTTCTTCGTCCCATTGAATTCTGTAAGGAGCACCATCTCCGTAAGTTATGACTGATGGAAATGCTACAGGTGCTTCCCATGAAGCAGTTGTTAAATTAAAAGTCCAAGAATTATGTGGTTTTGGTGAACTAAAAATATCGTTTACAGAATCATAAATAAAACCAATACCTGCATAATTACCCCTAAATGGAGTACCATCTTTTATATGGATGTTTTTTATTGTGTTATAAGATGTTCTTTTCCAATAAGTTTCAGGATAAATACCTAATTGTTGTTCTATAAGTGGATCATTTGGATGATTATCTTTTACCCATTTTTCTAATTTAATAGAATTTTCTCCACCGTGATCAATAGCTTGTTGTTCACTAATTACAATAACCCTTAAAACTGTATTATTATCTGATCTTATTTCTGCAAAATGTGCCATGATTATTTTAGCTTCCTAACCAGTCTCCTGATTTTCTTAATTCATAAACATCACTTAAACTCCATACTCCAGGTGCTGTTATACTGGCAGTTGTTGCTGGTTGTTTTACAATAATCATACCTGATCCACCATTTCCTGCATTACTAGCTCCTAATCCATAATTTCCACCTCCACCAGATCCTGAATTTGTATCTCCATCTTCAGCAAATGATGCGGGTGGTGCTGATAACCCAGATCCACCTCCTCCAGTTCCTCCAGCAGGTGTATTAACTGTTCCTCCTCCTCCGCCTCCTCCAGCAAAAAAAGCATTAGTTGGTCCTGGACTTTTAGCTGGGTAATAAGGTTGAGGTGCTGCACCAAATGTTGGTGCTGTATTAGTTCCTGCTCCACCAGCTCCGCCTAATCCTGGCCAGCTAGCAATAGGGCTTCCTACACCGCCTGATCCACCTCCACCTGAACCATTATAAACACTTGAACTTCCTCCTGGGTTTCCTTGTGATGGACTAAATGGAGGACTATTTCCTGTGCCTCCTGCGAGAGGTACTCCCGGTGATGAAGCAGATCCTCCACCAGATCCTCCGGATAATCCTGCTCCTGGTCCTCCACCTCCTCCCCCTGTTGAAGTTATAGGAGTTGCTGATCCAAATGTAGAATTTGAACCTGAATTTGTTGGTGCGCCAGTTCTTGCTCCCCCTGATCCAATTGTAACTGGAAAAGGTGATGATGGCACTGGATGATTTGTTATAATTCTTAAACCACCTGCTCCACCTCCGCCAACGCTTCCAGCTCCACCTCCAGCAATAACCATAACGGTTACAGTGGTTACACCTGTGTTAACTGCAAATGCAGGATTGGGGGATGTAATACCTGTACTACCTCCAAGAGATCCTGGTATTACAACAGGAGTTACAACTGGTCCGATAATTCCGCCATTTGCCATAGCTATTTATCTCCTCTAACTAATAACTTCGTATGATACAAGTAAATCTAGATCACTAGCTGCGCTTGCACCACCTTTTAAAATATCACCTTCCATCATATAAATGGGTGTATTTAAAAGAACAAGTGTAGCGTCTGCTGGCACTGAAATAGTTTTAGCAATATAAACATCTGCATCAGCACCTGTAGTTGTTACACCAGTTGCACCTGTTCCTAATCCACTAATGAATACAGAAACATCTGCTGCATTTGTACCATCTACGTTAGCAACAGTGATTGAATTTAATTTTACTATTACATTAGAATCAACAGTCATTAATGTGTCGGTGGCACTAGAAGATAAGTTCCAACCAGCGTTTCCGCCTAAAATTGATGTTACGTTTACTATATTTGGATTTGCCATAATTTATCTCCTTGTTAATTATTATCCGAAAACTATTGCCATTGCAATAGCTTTTCCTGTTGTTACAGGGGTTACAAATGATAAAGCTCCAGAGCCATTTGTTTGAATAACTTGGCCTGAAGTACCGTCTGTTGCAGGTAATGTAAATAAACTAATGGTATTTAGCTTTGAATTAACATCTATAATATTAGTTCCATTAGCATATAAAATTTTTATACCTTTATCTGTTGTTGAAAAAGTAGTGCCTGTTCCGCCTGCTTGAATAAATTGAACTGTAAAAGCACCTGTTGTACCATTTTCAACTATATATGTTTTTTCAATTCCATTTGGAATTGTAACAATTTGATTTCCTGTTATTGTTCCAGATAATTTTATAACTGCATTTCTTGCATTAGAAATTGCAGCATTATCCATAGTAAGAGCTGTTGTTTGAGCTCCCCCTGCAATAGATATGTCTTGATAGCCAGCGATTGCTTGTTGTAATAAATTTAAATTAGTATTAGTTTTTGTTCCCCAGGTACCAGCGTTTTCGCCTGTAACCATGAGTTCTAGTTTTAAATCTGTAGAAAAACTTGATGGCATATTAATTCCTTATTTTACTATAGTTAAGTTGTTTATCATTTTTTGTCAATTAATACAATCCCTTTATTTATGCTGCAACATCAGTCCAAGTAATAGTTTGACCAGTATTTACACCAGAATAAGATACTGTGGAACCGGTGTCAACTGGTGCCCAAGCAGTTACATATAATTGTCCTGTTGTTCCTATTAAACTCTGTCCTGTAACATTTACATTTACATTTGTAAATGCAGTTTCATCACTTAAAGCTAAAGTTAAACTTTGACCTGTTAAATCTACAGGAGTATTTAAATTTATAGATATAGAACTTAAAACTGTGGTTAATTGTTCTCCAGTAACATTAACAAAAGCATCTT